CAGGTCCACGATCCGCATCTCGGCCATCACTCCCGGGAATACCTTGTGGGCCTTGAACACCTTGCGGACCTATCTCACCTTGAAGTCCACGTTCACCTTGAATTCCTGGTGCGCCATCCTTACCAAGAGGCTTCATTTCAAGTTCAAGCATACGGTCAACGACTTCATCGACCGATAGGAGGAGCAGATCAATAGTCGAAGGCTCCCTATTGCCTTTCGGTGGACCAGAAGATAACGCGAATGCTTTTGGTGGCTTGTCAACCATTACGCATCTACCTTTAAGCCAAGTTTATATGTAATGACTTTGGCGAAATTTCTTTGTTCAGGCGTATTGGTATCCTCTTCTTCCTTTTCCTCTTGCTCAGGCGCGGGTAGTGCGGGCGTTTCTACAACCTCTACAGGTTCCTCACCAATTCTATCAAGCGTGGTAAAGCCCATCTGCATGACACGTTTATCACCACCTTCAGCTTTAGGAATAGTGTTCTGATCTTCTAGTCGCAGAATATCATTGACGGTAAAGGCGCCGACATTGCGCATCATTTGGTACCAAGTACCACGAGAAGCCACGTCACCACGCATAAGCGCATTCATGTTCATTTTGGTATAGAAGCTAGGACGGTTTTCACCAAACAACTTCCAGTCAGCCTCATCTTCAAAACGTTTGGCCCAAGGGCTGATGCTGTCAACCACAACCTCGATAGCTTGATGTTCAATATTGGAGAACGTAGCACGCATCAAGTGCATGATCTTGTGAGGTGGGACACCGAACCATCTGCAAATCTCTTCAATCAAATGCTGGTTGACACCGATAAACTGAGCCTTGTCGGCTTCCATTTGAAGTGCTTCGAACTCCATATCTTGGTCAAGGAATATGGTTTTGTTTGAATTGCGAGGACCATGATAGAGTGAAGCAAATTCACGCTTGAGTTCTTTAAGCGCAGGCACACTCAGCTCACGCTTCATCTTGACAATACCTGAAACGTTCATGCCATTGGCAAAGAACGAAGCACCAAACATCTGAGCCGCTGCCGCCCAACCTAAAGACTGAGCCGCATAAGCCATGACGTTGACACCAACCGGGCCTTCACCAAAACCTCGAACATGAAAAATCTCACGAGGCTCCAAACGATAGGCCCCATCAACTTCATAAAACAGTTTTCCTGTCTCAGGGTCTCTGCAAACATCAACACGTTCGGGATGCATAGGCCACAACGCCATGGGACGACCGCGTTCATCTAGCTCTATTTCAGCGTAACCGTTACCCCAACGCAAAGCCCAGTGAGTAAGAGTTTCGCGGAATTGGAACGAAGACCACTCTATACTCGGTCGTTTATTCAACAAGTAATCAATAGGATGACTAAGAACCTTCTCACCGCCACGATCGGTTTCACGCATCACATGCCATGGCAAAACCGCAACTGTCTGCGAAAGATAACGCAGACAAGCCCACACTGCTGCAATAGTGATAGCCGTATCAGGCGAAATATAAACACCAGCAGAAGTCCGTGGATTGTAAGGTAGACGTTCACTCTCGGGATCACGCGGCTCACGCGCAACCCGTTTCATGAACAACGACGCTAGATTATCTAGAAGGGGCATATCTGCTCCTTACGACCTAAACCGTTCCCAGTTACGTTGTACACTTTCATAACTGTCCTGAACGGCTTTGGTCACTAACTTATTTAACTCTTCAGTAGTCAATAGATACTGCTCACCAACCCGCAATGTCTCTACTATGATACCATCATCGAAGATGAGCACAGGCACTTCACTGTGACCGGCTGCTGTCAAAGCCTCCTGCACCGTTGCTTTCAGGTAATCGTGCTGAGGTTTACTCATAGGTTCTTTAGCTCGCACAACCACAATATCACCCTTCTGTACAGAAAGGGTGGCGATCTTATCTTCAATAGTCATCGTCATCTCCTCCTGAACGGAAGTTATCCCAGCGTGGGTCACGGTACGTTCCCATCAACGGGTTGGTATCCAAATCTATGACAACCTTTGGTTTCTCAGGTTCCTGACCTCGTGCTTCAGCCAATAGGTCATAAACACTTTTGCGCGCAGGCTGCTTGCGGATAGCGGCTGCCCCTAAAGCCATTGCGAGAGCGACAATACCGTCAATACGACCCGTTGCCCGCTTTTTGTCGAATACGCGATTGCCAACACCCGAAGGATCATCTCGAACCACCACACAAGCCACGTTCGAACGCGTGACTGGATTAAGCTGCACCCGTAAACGGCCTTCAATTATTGCCGTCTCAGTTATTTCAAAGCTGCCCGGCATCCAAAGCGGATTTTCGGCAGGCTTGCCATCAGGTCCCTTAACATTCTCAAAACGGGCACCGCGCCTGAAACCCTGTGGATGCTCCACGAGTGGAGCGGAAATACCCAGGTCTTCTAGCTCGATAGCAAGTTCCTTATGACGGTAGTTATCATAAGCAAGCGACAGAACCTTGAGGTTATCCATAGCCCAACCAATACGAAGGGCTACATGGTCAAGCTTAATGACCTTGCCTTCAGTTGCGAACATATACCCGTCCTTGACATGACGCGGGTAATCGATACCGTCGCGCTTGGCGCGGTCAAGCATGGTTTCCTTCGGTGTCCAATACTCGATGAAAGCATCGTAAGTATTTTCGCCTGTCGGAAACACGTAAGCCAGAGCTGTCAAGTCCTGGGTAAACGACATGTCCAGACCCATACAACACTCTTCACCCTTGTACTCTTCAAGTTTGAAGTCGCTCTCTAGCTTTTCCCAGACTGGCCGTGAAACCCAGGTTTTAGCCGCATCAGTCCATTCACAGAAATGGAGACGACGCACTAGGGCTTCCTTCGAGGGCATGCCCTTTGCTTCATTGACCTGTTCACGAATATAATCAAGCTGAATAGACACCCCAAGATTGGGGTTAGACTTGATCCAGCATGACTCATCTTCAAAGGGCTCATCGCCAGGGTCCATGCTTGCGATAAAACCGAACCATGATTCGTTAATGAGCAAGCCATCAGTAACCTTGACGGTGTACTCATGCTCTTTCCAGCACACAGAATCACGGTCAAAGCCACTATTGGTAATCTCGAATATCAACGCCTGCTGATTACCCTTGGTACCAGCACGCAACATTTCAATGACATCAAGGTTAGGGTGCTCATGCACCTCATCGATAAGAGCACAGTAGGGACGAATACCCGACTTACCCTTCTTCTCAGACGAGATAGGCTTAAAGAAGGACTCTGACTCAAGGTGGCTGAGCTGCCAAATCGCAGTATCACCCATGGGATGCAGGCGAGATAGCAGCTCTGGTGAACGCTTCCACATTGAAACTGCGTCACGAAACAGAATCGCAGCTTGGTCACGGTCAGTAGCGGCACTGTAGACTTCAGCACGAAGCTTCTTGGTGGCCACCAACATATAATGACCGATGCCCGCTGCTATAGGAGACTTGCCGTTACCCTTACCAACCTCAACGTAGGCACGGCGAAAGCGACGCATACCCTTTGAATTCTTCCAACCAAAAAGCGAACCTACGATAAAGCACTGCCACGGTTCAAGGATGAACGGGACCGCCTTTGAAATGACGGTACCCGTATCATCCGTTTCTTCAATCTCAACCGTAAGAACAACCGCAAAGAATTCAATAACCCGTTCTACTTCAGCTATATCCCAGATATGACCAGTCACATTCCTTTTATCAAGATCAGCCAGATGACGCTTACAAGCTGAACGGACATGAGGACCAGCTACGATCTTTAGAGCAAGAACATCCAAAGCGTACTGAGTGACAGGATCACTCGCTTTAATCGAAGAACTTTGACGCTTTATTCGCTTTAGCATTATCTGTTGCCTTAACCCGCGTCCTCGACGCAGGTTCCATGCCAAGTTCTGAACGCAGTGCTCTTAGGTTTGACCGCAAGCCTGAATTGAATTCGTCGTCAGTGCTCTTCTCAAATTTAGCCTGAAGACGAACCCATTCATAAGCCGCATAAACATCAAACTCCGTGAGCCAGGGCAAACGCCTGATGGTCTTGTTCCACAATTCCTGTTGACGCTTTGTCAGCTTTGATGGAGACTGCAAGCCATTGTCAAAGCCAGGAGGGATATCTAAAGCGGGATCCCGCTCAACCTTCCTGACAGGGTCACTCACTAACCTCAGGTGATCTGGTTTAGGTTTTGGTCCACGGACGGCCATTGGTTACTCCATAACCTTGAATTCGTAAGTCGTAGGGTATTTGATTAGCGGCAACCCAGCATTAGCACGACATTGATTGCAGGTTTCGAGGTGCCTACGGTCCTCAGCTTTACGAATAGTTTCATAGGCGGCTACTTCTTCAGGTCCAGCACCATTGGGAATGGGAATGCCAGCACAACCCTGAGTGCCATGGTACCCAGTGGGACCACGATCAGCCTTCTTAACATCGAGCCTTGACAACGTGACAACGTCATCTCGTTTTTCAATCCTAAAAACAGTACCTATGTCACGGAAAGCTAAATTTCGGAATATGTCACGTGAATACTTAATACCATCAATCACCAAAATACGAGTGTCGGGATTATACTCAATTCCATATTCTTGTAGACTGGTCATTAGAACCTCACCACTTCTGTGGTAGCACCTTGGGCGTTCTCAATGTACGCCGCATAGTAGAATTCAATTTCTTTGGCAAAGCCTGACGGAGGTGGCTTACCAGAATCTGCAATGTAATACGCCGAATTATGACCCTCTCGGTCATGTTGGACTGAGATCTCATATAATTCATTAGGGCGCAAACGATGGACATCAACTTCAATACCTTGAACAATCTTGGTAGAGTAAACGATTGGTATAGCACCATCACTATCAAGACGCTCTGGTATGCCATTCTCAGCAATATGTGGCAGTCGTCTCATCAGCTTCACTGTAAACATGACGTCTTCTCCTTCTGGCTTCTACTTCTTCTGAATTATTTAGGCGGAACGCTTGGGCTCAAACGCAACCTGTGACGAGATCAGGCCAAAGAGCTGCGGAGCGCTTTGTAGGTTTGGAGAGATACCGATGACTTTCTTCTCACCTATGGTCTTACCTTCATACGCGTAATACCCTGATAAAGCCTGTAGACGCCCCAGACGCACACAGGTCATACCATTTACCAGCGCATCGGATACAGCGTCCTCTAGGTCCAAGCCTCCATCAAAGTTTGCTTGGGCGACCGACTCAGCGGCCATTTCGGTAAAACACAATAGCCCATAAAAGGTTTCTTGTTGAGGGGAGGCAGACAGCATCGTAAAAACGATGATGGTTGATAGGTTCACTTGGCACTACACATTTCATTTTACTCCGCGTCCTTGAAAACCCCTCGTTCTAAGAAACCATGCCACGTCCCTGGCATATCCAGGGAAGGAGATACTGTGATTGTGCCATCATCGTGTTCAGTAACATTCCAGTCAGAAGCAGGCTGCAAGATCCCGGCATGACCATAAGGACCTCGAACATGCCACTGTCCTTCACGATCTTTCCCGTAGCTGCACGGTGGCATCCACAAGTCTTTACCGTTCAGGTAGACACGTTGCCCTTGATGCAACATATCAGTAAAACGGGAATTTATCAACCGGAGATTCAAAGGCCCCTCTGGTGGACACGAGATAAACCTTATATCCCATAGCCATCAGTATGCCCTTGATTGTCGATTGGATCCTGCGATTCCCGTACACCCGGAACAATCGGTAGTTCCACAGCAGGTGACGCAACTTTGTTGCCTCGTTCCATAATCTGTTGGATTACGTTGAGCACAATGCGCTCATAGTTATCCCAGTTCTGGGAATACTGTGCAGTCATAACTGCCATATCGCGTAGCGACTTCGCAAGTTGTTCAGGCGTTTCGCCTATCGTTACGGTGCTCATCGAGTATGACTATGTCCACAAAGGGTGCAGTGGTAAGTGACAAATGCTTTGCCGTTAGTGAAACGAGTAAACTTCTCTTCAAAACGATGGAGTCCGGTTGACGACTTAGTGCACCTGCGCGCTGATTCGTAGCAGGTATCGCATTCAGGGTCATCAGTTTTAACGTTGTCTAGTGACAAGGCACCAACTCCAATTGATGGATAGGGCAGTCACTTGCAAGGATATACCTGGGATGCGGCGGCTGGTCATCGGGGCAGGTACAGCCCTCGACAACAGCTTCATCGCTACCCGGTATCATATCAGGCCACGTAGCATCCTGAGCCATTGAAACGGTTATCAGCATAACGTCATCGACTCCTTCGGGGAATGACCACGCCTTGTTCCGTGTAGGGTCCACCATAAGGGCATTGTCCATGTTCTGAGATGAGACAACTGCGACAGAGACCACACGAATATGGGATATTGTAAACGATTAAGTGATTGTGACAATCAACATATGAAGTACGGGTATCGGTGGTAATGGGCTCTTTCAAGTAAACTCCAGGCTATACACCATCAGTCAGCGTGCAGCTTTGCACGGTCAATTTCAATGCCCACGCGCAAAGCCTCAATCCCAGGATTGGTTGGGATACCCGCCCCCAGCAAATCTAAAGCCGACTTTGCCGCATTATCCCCAAGACGTATCGCTTCAACTGCCGTTGGAGTTGAACATAAGTTTGACGCAGCTCTAGCACTGACAGTATCCATGCAGCGAGGCAAACTCTCGTAGACAAGAGCCAGCTTGAGTGATGTCCAATATCCTACTGTCGCATTGTAGAGCTTGTTCTCGGGCAATTCCCCTTCTTGAAATAGAGCACAGCCGGTTAAGGTTACAACAGAAACAATCACTGTAATAAGTTTCATCATAGGAATTTTCTCCTTATTCCGGTTTAGTCAGGTAGCTCAGGCAAAGGAATGCTCTTGCCTGCGGAAGCATGAGTAGAATCACTGTAATACCCTAGTTGACCAGCAATGAGACTGTAATGGCAAACATAATCGATAGCACGACCGTCACTACCAAGCACCCAATCGCCTGTCCATTTACCATCGACCTTCACCGTTTGTTTGCCAGAATGCTTGATACTTGGTGAGAAGGTGGGCACTTCCATGTTCCCATCAAACTTATGGCCATTGGGGATTATATGGGTTTCTTCACAGGCAGGGCACCAGTGCGCGTATCCATAAGATTCTTTGCGGAGCTTCATGCGAGCCGCCATAAGACACGTACGATAGGAAGGCGCTTCCCATTAGGTAAAGGGATGTAGGCTTCGGAACGTGCGACCTGCCTGTTCCAGGGAACCATCTGGGTTTTCAACCATGCCTTGGATTCAGGGGTTAACCGCCCCTCACTATCAACCTGTATGTGCGGATCTAGCACTTCCTCGTAATCACGCTTGATGTGTAGGCCAACCAAGTCCGGGCCAAGGATTTTCTTGGGACCTGAATTTGTGAGCCCTAGTACCATGAGCGGGCTGGTGCTCAGTGCGAGCAGGGTAGTGCGTCTTGTGTACATCCTAGTGTCCACCTATTGCATCCTGGTGTCGTTTGATTGCTACGGAGCCGTCGCTTTGGGGTTGGGACGTAGCAAACAGGGATTACTCCCCTGTCCAGTAGTTACCCGGCATTGCCGCACCGTGTTTGCTGAAATGCGACACTGACGTAAACCGCTCAATCTTGCGCCCGTAGGTATCACTTTGGTTCTCATCCAATACTACGACCACAACGTTGAGCCACGTATCATCCTTATCGGGCTGTCCCACATTCGTAACTATAGCCGGACGACGAATGCCCAAGGAATCAACGTATGTTACCGCTTGACCAACCTGTATCAACCTTCTCACCTCCTATCACTTATTCAATACATACGCGGGACAGGTGAACTCCCACGTTTAATATCACAGGACCAGGATTTGCTAGGACCTATTGATG